ATCCGAACCTCCAAATATGTACATATATTGTACTTACATTATTATTCTATATTAAATGATAACCGTTCTTCGATAATTAAACAAGCAAAAAATCTGTGAAAGTCGGCAATAATACTTTCTTTTTCATTAAATAAAGTATCGAAATAATTTCTAAAAATCCTAACCACTGTTCTGCCCTGATTTTCCTGTCAGGAAACAGTCCTGCAAATTTTATGCATATACCGAAAAATTTTACACTAAAAAACCACAACTTAGCCGGTGTTTCAAAAAATGTATACAAAGTGCAGTGCAAGAATTATGTATACATACACATCTTTTTCAAGACGTAAGCAGGGAGCCACTTTCCAAGCATTACGTCACTAGCGTGTCACTATAAAAGCCACTATTTCTGAGAGGGTGCTAAAGTCTAAGAACATTGTGACCGACACCATTTTTCAAATTCTTTCTTGTCTATAAGCCACCTGCGACCAAACTTAAAACCCTTAATGATACCGGAGCGTACCAAAAGGTAAATCTTGTCCCGCTTGACACACCTTAGTGTCTGTGCGGCTTCATCGACAGTAAGATATTCTACGTCTACCATTCCTTTTACTCCTTCAATTCATTTCTTACTACCAATACCATTTATGTTGAACTTCGACACCGTTGGGTCTCATATTATCCGAGGGGTCTAAGTGTACCTCAAAGACTACTGCTTTATTCATTTTATAATTACGTTGGATAGAGACAGGAACATATAGGTCGTCTTTATGGTAACCTATACCTACTCCAAGTTCCCATTTAGGTGTCATTTGTTTTACTAAAGGTGTCACGTCGATTTCCGTTGTTACCTTAGCTGTTGACTCGTCTATACGAGTTGTTACAGGGGCAGTCACCATCTGACCATTTACTTTAGCGACATACTTGGTTTCGACAATCAGGTCAGGGTCACTTTTAGTTTCCTTAGGGGTAACCTCCAAGGTGGTCTTAGAGGTTGCCACATAGGGAGCCGTGGTTGTCTCTGTGGGGACTACGGGTGTCTCGTAGTACCGTCTGACCGAGAGTGCAATACCCGCTACGGTTAAGATAATCAACGACAGAATAATGATTTGTCTCTTGGTCATTAGCCCATACCTCCGGCTGTCAATATAACATTCAGGACTGTTTGGGTGACTTTTAGGATGTCTACGAGGGACTTAAGGTCACCTTTATGTAGGGCATAAGAAAAAGCTACAACAATAAGAGCGAAGCTCAGTTTGATGTAGGTCTGATTTTTTAGATATAAAATTTTTAATTTATTGATGATGCTTCACTCCTTTTATAAATCAACTAATAGTCAGAGGGAAAGTTACCAAGGAGGTGAGATAACCTTTACCCTTTGACTATTAGTCTTTATCTTTATTGGTTTATCTATTAACAATTAACTTTAGTTCTAAGCTATCAGGGACTTAGAGGAACCTTAAAGGAGTCTTTAAGTATTCTTTAAGTTTCTCCTTAAAGTTATCTTAAAGGAGACCTTACCTTCACTCTATATAACTTTTGGCACCTTTAGTCTCTATATGTGACACTTAGAATTTTGTATTTATGTGTGACACTTAGCTATCGAGGTTATGAGTTAGCCTTATGCAACCATCAATGTTGCCGATAATAGAAGTTGTCGAGCACATTACATTTGTCGATTACCCTACCTGTTGTCTGTTTACGAATACTTTTGATTTTATTAGGGTCTTCTTCCACATACAGAACACCATAGTCAGGGTCTAACCATCTTTCAAGAAGTTCGTCGTTTAACTGCTCAATACCCTGCTGTTCACTCATAGACACCATATCTCTAAAGTATTCAACGCCACCAGCTACTGCGTCAATCCTATCATCGTGAGCTAATGCTCCACGATCACGTGAAAGGCGGGTCATTTGATAAAACAAAGAATACTGACTGTTTTTCTCATACACCTTATAATCATCTTCGATTACCTGTTTATCGACAATCAATTTATGTCGCATCATAACAGGCTCTAATGTGTCAATAATACGAGCTTCTTTTTGAGCGGAAGCCGCCTTTGCGTCATCTACAACACAACCGGGATAAATCTCTAAAACTACTGGTCTTAGTAATTGAGCAAACATACCATTGCCAAAGTTAGGCTCAACAATAATGGATTGCAGATTATAATACTTAGCTTTAGTCGCTAAAGCCCTAAGAACACTATCGGCGTAACCTTCTTTAAAACCTCCAACTTCTAACAAAAAGATGTAGCCATTCATAAACTTTAAGACAGCATAGGCTGTTTCGTCTTTACCACGCCCGGAAGGGTCAACAAACATAATACCTGTTGTGTACCTTGCTGTTTCTTCAGACCTTGCCAAAGGTGCATAATAATAGTCACCTTTTAGAGCAACACAAGGTAAATCACCATGTCGCTGTCCATTTCCATTTGCCCACGCCCATGTTAAAGACGATGCTTCTATATCCAATGAAGTAACTATTAAATCCGAAACTTTCAGCGGGTATTTCTCCGCATCAGATAAGTTCGTATTAAGTAAGAACTGTAAAGCAAAACCAGCCTTGCCATAAGACAATCTTTTCTTGTCTATTTCTTCTTCATTGAAACGTGCGGGGTCTGTTGGATAACCAGCATATGCGTCAGGGTTTTCATCGTACTTATTCGCAATACAAGGTGCTAGTCTATCTCCAAAAACATCATGGATATAGTCTTTACGCTGTTTCTTATCTTCAGGATAGATAATAGGATAAATTATACAACCATAGCCACGTTTTTGAAGTTCATTATATAATGACATTTCATTTTGAGGTGTACCAAGATAAACTATCTGACCACCGGGCTTTAAAATTGCATCAAACTCTTTTACAGCTTCAGAAAGTTTATCTCGTTGGGCTTGTGTCCCCGAGTTATTCGGAACCTCTACGTCATCAGCTAAAAGATAGTCTGCACGGGAACCAGTAATCTGACCTGTAATACCAACGGATTTAACCGACGGAGAAATGTCAGGTGGTATCCCTGCGACATCAAAAGCATTTTGGGTATTTCTTCCTTCGTCGTTTGGACGTAAATCCTGAAGGAAGGATAACGTCATAAAGATACGCCTGATAAAGTTAGCGTTACCATCTGCCCTATCTTTAGATGCAGAAATAATTAAAATTTTCTTTGTTGGTTCTCTCCACAAAAGCCACACACAGAAAGCACAAGCAATAAAAGATTTTGCAACACCACGGAATCCTTCAAGGATAAATCGGTCACTTGGAGGGTTCTGTAAGGTATTTGCTATGTCATATTGGATCGGCGTAGGGTTAGGTAAGCCTATTTCTCTCCAAACGATGAACAGGAAGACCCTAAAGTCCTCCTGTGCCCGTTCCTGCTGTTCTTTACTCCAATTCAATGTCAGTGTTCACCATCAAACATAGGAATTTCATTTTCAGCAACTTTTTGTAATTCAGACATACCCGGTGTCTCAGCAGTGGTCACCTGCTTATTTTGTTGAAGGAATTTTCGTACCTTTTCCAAAAATGCGGGGTTCTTTTTCATTTCAGGGTCAGCCAACCCGTCCTTTAAAGCCTGTACTTCAAGAGTAGCTATTTCATCTAAAATCTCTTGGGGAATTTTAGTCAATCATATCACCACCTAGCGGCGTATCCACGGACATCAACATGGACACCCCAAGTGTACCAACCAATACCGTCTGCACCGCATTTGTCTGCTACTTGTGCCAGTTCATCTACAGTCATCCCCTCCGGTAACTGCACATCAGCCGCCGTACCGAAAACGTGCTGAGAGTTTGACACACCGCCTACTTCAGCATTGTGTGTCGGGCAACGATAAGCACAAGAAAGCACTAAAGGTTTACCAATATATTGTCGCATACGCTCTAAGACCTGCACGAGTTTAGGATTGATTCCGGCACCGTTATCCATGCCGCCACAGCCACACTTGCAGGCAAACTCAGAGCTATCAAAGTGTTCCGAAAGTTTCATAAGTATTATTCACTCCTTTTAAATGTTTTATAGATCGTACAAACAATTTGCACTAAAATGTACAGAATGGTCATAACATAGACCATGTCAGACAAAGGCACCCCAAGTACGGAGAGTGTAGATACTCCAACCGGAGGTGCTATTTTTAATACTTCATCGTGAAGATTGTCGTTATTCATTTGTCACTCCTTTAGATGTCACCGCCATCTAGCCCAGCACCGGCCCTAAATTCTCATCTGAACAATCTGTGTCAAAAGAAATTGCTTGTACCGATGGAATATCAATACAAGACTCTATTTTCACTTTTAGTTTCCGATATTGAAAATGCAACTTTTCTGAGCGTGTCGCCGCTAAACTGTTGATTTCCTCAAAATCCGCAACAGTTACTTCTATAATACTTTCATCAGCACATGTCCAAAGCCTAGAAGCAACGCCTGTGTTTGCAAGGTCTTCCTTAGCGATACGCATACGTTCACGTGCTTTATCATCATAGTCAAAAAGTTTATCTTTATACGCAATAGCAGAAACCTCTCTTAGGTCTCTTTCGGCTTTCATTTGTGCTTTTTTTTGAGCTTTCATTTCCTCGAAAGTTGGTTCAGTATCAGGCGGTTTCACCCATACGATACCTACACCTTCTTTATATTCTTGGATATATCCAACTTCACAATCAATATTAGTTACGTCAATCCAATAGGTCTTTGGGTCAAATATTTTTGCTAGGTCTTTCTTTTCCAAGTCAGTTTCAAAAATATAAATAATTTTGCCGTATAACGGCTGTGCGAATCTATTTTTCGCCATTAAATATCACCTCCGTATTCTATAATTATCCAGCCGGGAGAACCTGCTGAGCCGCTTGCGTTACCTCGACCACCATTACCACCTGTGCCACCATTGCCGTAGGAAGCCCCCGCATAGCCATCCCATGAAGTAGTAGCTCTGTTACCACCGCCTCCACCTACTGCCGAAACACCTAAAATTGAAGAAGTGCCACCAGCGGTGCCACTGGTCCCAACATCATAAGATCCTGTACCTTTAATCCCACCAGCTCCACCAGCACCTACGATTACGCTAACCGTTTGCCCCTCTGTAACAGAGACGGTTTTAGTAACTAACCCACCTCGACCACCAGCACCACCTGGATAATAACTATCCCTGTTATCTCCACTCTCTACCTTGCCCGCACCACCGCCGCCACCGGCACCTGCAGTAGTAACCCTTAGCGTCGTTGCAGGGGAAGTAAAGGTATACGTCCCTGGGGTCCTGTACTCGATTTTGTTGTAAGGCAGTTTACCGCTGCTTAAAATCGCGTATGCGTCACCACCGCTGCCCTTAACCATACCACTTGTGGCCCTGCCGTCTGCTGTGTCACCTATGGCTACGTAAGCAGTAACGCCGTCTATATTAGCATGCATCCAGTGTTCCCCGACTTCGGCTGTAGTGGTATAAATCTTCGCAGTCTGCTCTATGCCGGCACTTGTTTTTATGTGTATCTTTTTTACTAACTCCGCCATATTAATCCACCCACAGTTGTCCACCGCTCGGAAATACCAAATGTCCGTCGGCATTATATTTAGGTATTTTATTAGCTTCGTTGCCCACACCACTATTGGGCACATAGTCCATTTCAGGCAGTTGATTTGTTGGGACTTTGCCTGAAACAAGATCAGCTTTATTCGCAAGTAGTTCATCACTCTTTGCTTTATCGTAATAATTAGACATATCTACTTTATTTGCGTTTTGTGCGGCTCTATCGGCTTCCTTTTTAGCTCTGTCAGCTTCTTTGGTAGCCGTCGAAGCTGAAATATCTGCGCTCTCTTTTAAGGAGCTTACTTCTTCTGTTTTTTCTGTGACAAAACCTTTAAAAGTATCTTTCAATTGAGTAAGGTAAGCCTCTGTTGATGCTTTAAGGTTATTAATAGCTTCTACAGCTTTATTTTTGATGTCTGTAATTTCAGTAATAGCTGAGTTCTTAACTTTCACCATTTCAGAAATAAAGCCTGTTTTAACATTTTCAATATAATTTTTCGTGACAGCATCTTGTGGCTTCACAGGGTCGCCCATATTGATGATCCTATGGAACCTAGCGTTCCAACCGACAGTCCCTTCCATAACGATACTATTGGTCTTTGTCCAGTCCTGCTGTTCCTCTAAGATATGGAGCTGTTGTACCTGATTAATCGTCATATCAGATGCTTTGAGTACACTCGCATCTGCCCAAGATACTAAACGGTCAGTTGGGGTTTTCCTATAGACCACAACATGGGAACCACTTATAGGAGTCACAGTAAACTCTATTTGACGATTGATGATGACATAATCTTCCCCGTAGGCTAACTCTACATCATCTACACTTGTTTTGACGAAGGAAGTCCTCAGGTAATCAAAAGGAATATCGAAAATTTTCTGTGACCCTGTACCAGTATAGGTAATAGATGTCTTTAATTCCGTTGCTATATGTATCATTTCCTTTCTGTATGGTATAATAAAGACACACCACAAGTGACCTGAAAGGAGACTCATGGCATGTCTGATAGATTGATTTTTAATGTTGTTATGACTCTTTTGATAATAGTCTGTTCGATACCCATTTTCATAGATAATTCTAGTGGAGCACCTATGTTTATATGTATTGGGTTCCCTGTTTTTATATTAGTCATCTTTTGGAGTTTAATGTATTCCGCAAGAAAACATTAGCGTTCCGCAAGGTGTAATTCGTCAAACAATTCTTCCCTTAACTTCATAATCAAAAGATTATTCTGACCCGGAAACAACGAGAGAGCTTCTTTCAGTTGTCTTTGGGTCATTTCTTTTTCCTGAAAAGGAAGTAAGGCTGTTCTACCTATAGCAAGAGCGGTATCGACAGCGGTATCGACAGCGGGAAGTTGTGTGATTAAACCGCCAATGCTTCCTTTTGGGTCGTCTAGTATGCTCTTGTTATTTTGCTTTCTGTTTACAGTAGTACGCAATGAAGGCATACCCAAAGGACTCATACCTGTTGCTTCTAGTAAATCATTAGGAGTAGATAACAATGAGCCACCTATAGGACTACGCAAAAACCCTGCTATTGCTAACCCCTCATTTAAGTATTTATCCAAATATTCTCTGCGTTTGTATTCGTTGTCTCCAAACATTGCCCACCCTCGCATATAAGCAACAGTAGCAACTGCGGCGGCATTAGTTGCAACACCGAAGATAGTAGACATCACATCATCCAGTTCGTGATTAAACACTGCCCTTAATGTCTGACTATGGGTTGCTCTCATGGTAAAGTCTTTAAACTGAAAGAACACTCTCCAAAATGGTGAGCTTTCTTTTAGGAGGTTTGTAGTACCTATGGTCTCCTGCGTGATACACCTTTGCGCCTGATAATCAACTAAAGTTCTCAGTTTAGCTAAAGCAGTAGCGTTATCACGTGCAAGACCTGCTAAGTCCATATCGGTTAAAACACCGTTCTTATCACGCTTCAGATAGGTTCTTAAAGTTTCCTTAAAGGCTTCTACATCTTTAATTCCAGCCGCTTCTAATTTTTTCATACTGAAGGGGTTCCGCCATTTAGAAAATTCTTTACCATTACACCACATAGCAACGTCGATCAGTGTATGTTTTCGAGCACTTTCAATCATAAAGTTTGTTAGTTTTTGAAGACCATTTATAGACGATACAGCGGAAGCACCAGTATTTACTACACCAGCAACTGCATCCAACCCTGAAGCTATTTTACTTCCTGTATTATCAACACGACTAAACATATCTGATGATGTCGCTCTAGCATTGTGCCAAAGATATTGATAAGTATTCTCACCAAAAAGGAAGTGTTGAGCTTCATTAGTTATGTCGTCAATCTTCTCACCATATCGCATTTCACGAATAGTTTTACCAAAGATAGGTATTAAATCCAATGCCGCATCAGCCCCCGCATAAGCCATAGTTCCTGATATTTCAGATAACTGGTTGATACCCATATTGGCACCATTACGAGCATAGGACATAGTAGACAACATACGGGTAAAGGCATCAAAATAAGTCTTTGGTTCCTGCTGACTTGAAATACCTCTTAACCTGTCTATAGTAAAATCAAAAGCCTTTAAGTCCTCATACATAGCCGACCTAGAGATTTTCTTATTATTTACTGCGGACTGTAGTTCGTTCTCAATCTGTTTGCGGAGGTTCACAATATTATCTACAACATTTTCTTCAAACCCATATGCGTTGACATTTTGTCGCACCTTGTTACTAAATAAATTGTGGAGAGATATTTCCCCAGCAGTTCTATTAAGCAAGAAAGGAACAGTACTGTCAAAATCATAGGAACGCATGGCTTCATCAAAAGAAAAGTCCATACCCCAAGGGTCTTTCAAAGTAGTTGAAGTATCCATAGGAAACCTATGTTGCAGGAAGTCAAGCTGACCTACTTCGTTTGAACGGATGTTTCCGACTGTCATCGAAGACGTATTCTTATCGACAACCCCAGTAGCCCACGCTTTAGCTTCTTTCTCAACCTCTGCTTCTACCATTTCTTCAGAAACTATAACCCGCTCCGGTGCTTTCTTTATGGAACCATCTTTAACACCCTGTTCAATTTTAGCTCTCCATTCTTTCTCTAACCTTTCTTCTAATCGCTGTTTGATAACATTACGTTTAGCCGCCTGTTTTCCGTATTTTGTCAGAAACTCTATAGCTTTTTCGTCATTATCAAACATAGACACGAAATGCGCTCTTTTATCATCGTCAATAAACCGCCAAAATTCGTCGTCTATTGTTTTCCATTCATCAGGCAGAATAGGTTTTCCTTCACCAAAAATTTTGTGACAATTCTTCAGTAAATCAATTTGTGCATCCCTGAGTTCTTTAAGGGCTTTGGCACCTTTCATAACTTCAGGAGACCATGTTTTACCTACATATCCTGCCTTATTGTTGCCATACAGGAAATTATAACATTGAATACATTCTTCATTATATTGTTGTTTCAAAGCATTACTAAAGCGTCCACGTTGTCCTGTACGGGCTACTAAGGCTTCTTGACGTACCTTCATGTAGTTATTGTACGGCTCATTCAGTCTGCCGATTAAGGTTCGTTTCTGAGACTCTGTTGTGACAAAATCTAACGCTTTATTCATATAAGGGTTGTCTAAAGAACGTCCAATAAACTTTTGGAGAGTTTTAGATGCAGAGGTAGCCGCTAAAGTGTACGGAGTCGCAAAGAGTTTCCAACGTGCAAGCATCTTTCCGAGACCACCTATTTCTCCTGTTACTAACTCGTTGACTTCATCCAATTTCTGAGGGTTAAGTATACTTGTCTCAGAAAAACGGAAGTTATGATAAACAGAAGTGCCATCCGGTAAAGTCCGATAACCCTGTGAGGTTGCTTTGTGAGAACTTGCTGAACGTGTTATAAGGTCAATAAAATCCCCCTCAGTCATACGCCCTTTAACACCTAAAGTATTCATTCCCTTGTCGAGCTTCTTTTTTATATCTCTTATAAGTGGATTATTAGATTTTGCTTCTTCCACAAAATATCCCAAAACTTCTTCGGGGTCTTCTTTATTGACGGCTCTTTTCATTGCCCTTTTTAACGCCGGTGAGGGGTTGTTTCTCATACGAAACTTAAGGTCTGCATATACTTGTTTTAAATCATGTTCGCTAAGAATATGCTTTAGACCATGTGCCCCTTTTTCATGCAAGATGGTTTTCAATAGATCGTCTGTATCTTTCAGATTATCCTTAACTAAAACGGAAATACCTGTAGCGTCATCAAAGATACCTTTAACACCATCGGGTGCGTCTTCTCCTAAATCACGTAAAACACGTTTAGCATCTTCTTTACTAAGGATATAAACACCATTTTCAGGAGTAGCTACACTAACACCTTTAGCAAATGCAGGGTCATGTAGTTTTTCCAGACGTACCTTTAAGTCATCCATATGTTGCACAACGGAAGATGGTTTTTTCCCTTTCATCACATCCTGAGCGTGTGCCTGAGCATTTATATAAGAAGCTTGTGCATCTTCTACATATTTTAAGCCTTTACGTAAACCTATACCCGCCATATCGAATACAGCGGGAACTGCACCACCAGCAATAGCACTTAGAAATGCCGCCGCTTTGTAGTCCTGCTCATATCCTGTGACCGCTTGCGTAATTCCTCGTTCCGGTAGACTTATTGCTGTATTCGCCGCCGCTAATTTTAGATAACGGGATAATGTACCAACCTTGCCCGTAGTACCTAAAAGCGGTATATAGTTCAGAGGGTCTACAGCAAGACCTAATACAGTTCCAAAAGTATCAAACCCTATAGACGACCTGTCAATTCTTTTACGCCGTTCTAAATCCTCTTTTTTCATGCGGGTAAGTTTAGCAAGCTGTGTGGCACTACGAGCATTTTGAGCGACCCATAAAGTCGCCGAATAGTCTCCACCAAGTTCCTTTTGAACAGCGTCTATGTCCTCCTGAGTCAAAGTAAACGTATCATCGTCAGGAGCATCTTTAAGAGTCCCTGCTGTTCTAAAAGCTCCCCATATCGCAGAGTCATAAACAGAGTCATAAAATTTGTCCTCAAATGTAGCATCAGGTACAACTTCCTGTTCAACTATAGGTTTTTGAGGATCAACACTCTCTTTAGCATAGGAACTTAATTCAAGTATACTGTCTTGTCCTGCAAAATGCTTCATACCTGCCGCATAGTTTTCTACGGTATCCCCGTAGTATCCGCCACGTTTTAAAGCATTTGCATATTGGTCTATTGTGGTAGCTTCATAGATACCGTCTTCTGCATACTTAGAAAGATAATTACCGTAGTATTCAGCGAACTCGTCCGGGCTACCAAAATCCATATAATAATTACTACCGTCAGGTTGGTCTAAACCATTAGGAGCAACCTGTGTTACTCCTCCAAAATTGTTGTGCTTTAAAGCTAATTCACTTTTAAATCCGCCTGTCTCATGTGCCATCTGTGCATAAATAAACGTAGCAGGTATTTTTCTGCCATTACGCTCTGTATGCTGTGAGACAAGTTCTGCTAAATCTCGGCTATTCATATTTTCCCTTTCTTTATTTAATCATTCAGATACCTATTTGCATCAAGCCCCGCATCACGTATTATCTTAGCTGTTGGGTCAGTCTCGTAATACTCTGAGTCATCCAACGGGATATTATAGACATCTTCAAGTCTTACCCGCTGTGCTTCCGGTAGAGACTGAAGGTATTTGCTGACATCCTCAGTAAAACCTGCTAACTGCTGAGAATACACGGTCTTCCCATGATATTCAGCTTTAAGCACACCATTTGCGTGGTAGTAATGAACATTTTCTTCGTCACCATCAACAGCCAACTCTTTCTTCTTATTTTCAAGGTACGCTAAAGCAACCGTTTCTTGATTGCTACTTTGGATATTCATAATGAAATTCTTAGGAATAGCGACACCATCATAATTAAAGAAAGCAGATGCGACTTGTTGTTTAGCCAGTGAGATCGCCTTAGTCTCGTCCATTCCCGACAATAAAAATCCATCTAACGTAGTATGAAACATTGAGTTTAAGGAATAGTTAGTTGTCAGGTTTGCTGTCCCGGTCTCACCATAGCCGCCTAAAGTGTTTAGCTCAGGGATAGTCATAACCGTTTCATAGGCATCTTTTAGTCTCTTTTGGTGCTTTTCTTTTAAAGTAATGTCACCATTAAAGGTATCTCTGCGTTCTGCATACTTAGCAACACCCTCTTCTAAACCATTAGCATCTATTAGTTGGCTAAGTATCAATATATCTTTACTTTCAGTCCCAAAAGTCGCTGAGAAAAGACCGGGATCAACTTTATACATAGTCACAATATTATCAAGCTCTTGCGGCAATATTTTGTTTCCTTCTTCGTCAACCTCTAAAGAATTTGCATTCAAAAGAGCCAAACCCCTGTCCATTTGTTTCGTAATGGCTTTTGTGAATTTCTCAGCTACAGGAGGAAATGAAAGTAGCTGAAGGTTAGCTTTACTTCCCTCAACAGCTCCTAAAGTTTTGATATTGTCATAGAACTTCTGTTGTGACCAATCAATAACTTCCCGTTCTGTAAAATTATATTGTTTTCCGTTACACTCATAAATATTTGTTGTTGACAGTCGTCCATTTATATCTAAAGTTTTTCCGCTGTTAAAAGCCTGAAATTTATCTTCAAGCGCATTCGTAGCCGCTCTACTTTTATAAGCGTCTTCTTGGGCTTTTTGATACGCCTTTCGTTCTTTTTCTTCACGTATCTGCGCCGCTTTGACCATTCCTTCAAGCCGTGGTGCTATCGCTTTGTAAAAAGTCGGGTCAGACTTTTGTAGTTTTTCAAAATAATCAGGAATTTCAGATGAAGTTAAAGACTCAGCACCTTTTAGAAACTCCCTAGTCTTTTGTTCAAACATAGCACTATTAGCTCTATTTGCAAGAACATTATAATAGCCCATAGGGTTTAAGTCTTTGACACGTACTTCTTGACCAGTAGTGTCATCGAAATATAAAACAGTTTCCCCATAAGCAGTTATTTGTGAAGGACTACCATTTAGTGCTAAAGATTTCAGTATACCTTCAGAAAGCTTCAGACGGACATTAAGGCTAACACCTGTCAACATTTCGTCTTCTTGAAGTTTCTGTAAGTCACGTGCTACATCTGCATCTGCCCTGCCATAAGAATTTGTTATAATGTCGTCTGCTTTAGAACTCAACGCCGCATTACGTTTTTCTTCTAAGTCATTTTGACGACGCTTACGATACTTGGCATCCTGCTCTAATAAATCAATAGGACGACTACTAAAAAAACCTTTATTAAAGGCGGTACTATTCATAAAAGTAATACCGTCTTCTTTTAGACGACTATTCATGTAGTCCTCAAAGGTCTTAGCATTTTCCTGTGAGTCCTTTGCTAACGGTTGATTAGGAGCTACGCTTTGGTCATATTCATTCTTATACAATGTATTCAAATGTTGACCACGCAGTTCATCAATACGAGCGGCGGCATATGGATTGTCAGCAAGATCAAACTTTTCTGACCTTGCTAATATATCCAAAGTGCTTAACTTCTGTTTATCTTCTTCTGAAGCAAGGGCAAAAATGCGGTCAGCTTCAGCATTACCAAGTTTTTCTCTCCGGGTATCTTTAGCAACTTGGGCTTCTAAAATAGCACCGCCAAGTAACCCCAAAGAGTTTGCTAAATTCATAGCCCCTGAAGTGTCCCTTAAACCAAGACCAGCACCCACAGACACGCCTTGCAACCGTTTTCCATATACACCGTCCGGTTGTTTGGCAAATTGTCGTTGAGTGCCTATTGCATTACCAATTAAATTTGCTATTGTTTATCTCTCCTTTCATCTTTTTAATTTTGCTCCACCTGTCCACCAATCCCATTCAAGACCTTTTGAAAGAACTTCATTCTTTCTATTTAAGGCACCTGTAGTATTACCGACGATAGTAGCGGCGGCTCCTAGAATATTACTAAGTGCAGAGGGCATCTTAGGAGCTGATTTATTAAGATTATCAATGTAACTTTTTGTGCTCCTTAAGGTCGCTTCTTTGTTTAAATCAATTTCATTTGATTTACGACTGTAGTTATCTTTAGCCGACCCTACAGCCCTTGCTGTATCACCTTCAACATTACGAACGAGCAGATTAGCTGTTCTGCCACTCATATTTTCGTTTACAGCCGCTTTGACACCACTATTCAACTGCAAAGCGTTTTGACGTATCTTCATAATGTCAGCTACAGTTTGGTCAAAAGCATCTGTACGCTCTGCTTCGTAGTTTTGAAAAGCAAAGTTCATTTCTGTAACAGCGGCTTTTGCTTGGGCATCTAATTGAGCCTGATAAGCCTTTGCCTGCTCATGTTGACCAAAAAGACTACCGCCTATCTGTAGTGTTGATGCTAAAGCAGTTCCAAAATCACACATTGTCGCTCTCCTTCCTGCCTTCAAACATAAAGGCTATATGTGTTTCCGTTTCTGTCTCTTTTATAAATTTCGCTCCCATCCATTCAAGCCATTTCACATGAAGCTTATTCTTTTTATAGACAGCGTTATAGAGATAGGGAACACCTTTTAGGACTTCTTTAAGAAGTGCTTTAGTGTATCTGAGAAACTGTATTTTATTATTCTCTACTCGTGTAGTACAAAGCATCCACACAATATTATCTTCGCAACCACCCAAAGCGTACACTTCGTTAGTTTCATTATTAACAAGGCAAAGACAACCACTTTTAAGCAACGAACTTATAGGGAGGTCTTTAAAAGGTTTTCCTTCTCCGACCTCCACTTCCTCTAAGTCTTCCGGGCGTATATGCGCCATAAAATCCATTAAGTACCCTATCGTGAGTATCTTTATCGTCATCAATACTGGCGAGTTCTCCTATAGTAATCTCCAATCCAACCTGCGCCTACAAAAGCTAATGGATTGGGTTCTTCACTCTCTATATAAATCCGGCAATTAGTATTCAAGCTATGTATAGGCACTTTAAATTGTCCGGTATGAAAAGGTAATTTATTTAGAATATTAGAAGACGTTCCAAGTATGCGTGCCGTGTTCTCATAGGTATAAGTATTCTTGTCAAAATGTTCTACAATGATTTTAAAATAACCTGACTCGCTGTAGTTTACCCAAAAATACTTTATTTGAAGTCTACCTTCAGTAATTGCCTGAGTTCTTCCTTCGTCTGTCTTTTTAAACATCAAAGTAGACATGACAGCCCTAAAAAGATAATTCAACCCTACAATAATACTCTGTTCCTCATAGTTTCCTATTAGTTTTACTATATTACCTTCAGACAGCACATAAGTACCGTCAGTGGTCACAACACTGTACTGGTGGTCTTCCTGATATGTTTCTCCATAGATGTCGGCAAGGTTCAATGTTGTTTCATCGTTTAGATCACTATATGAACCTTTTGGTACATCATAAACCAGTTTTCTGTCTAAAAAGACCCTATAAGGTTCGTCTTCAAAGTCTGTCGTGTTGAAACTAAAGGACATTTTTTCGAGACATAATACTCCATTACGCTCAACAACAATGTAGAGGTAAGAGTCAATAAATTCCGCTCCATATACTTTATTCTGAAAGTCCCATACAGACCATGCGGCTTGCTGACGAACTGAGTCCACAAAAAGATATTTATAAATATATACCTTATTTTCTGCACCTTCAGTCAAAAACAAAATAAGGTTTTCAACAGTTGACGGAATTAATTTGTAGACTCCATTAGGTATATAGTTTGGGATATGACTGGTAATGTCCTGAGCATCCTTGCGGTCTGTATTATCTGCCGCTGTGAAAAATTCTCTTACTGTCGTATACTCGCTACGCTCTGCCGGGAAATAAAGATTACGACCAGCACAAGCAGGTTTCGCTTTTACAGAGTTACCAAAGCGTGTAACAGGAGGTGGAATATTAGCGTCCTTAGGGTTTAAAACACCGTCACATCTGAGAATAAACTGTGCGTCATCACTAAATAAGACAAGAGTTTCATCATAAGGAACGGCGTGTAAAAGTGTAGCTATTTTGTTGTCGCTTACCGCTAGATCAATGGGGTCTGTGTCCTGTACTTCTAAGGCAGATGTCATCCAAAAATTGAAAAAGTCTGCACTACGAGTTAGTATTACGTTTTCACCTGCAATAACGCCTAAACGATTACGATAAAAGAAAATATCGTTTATATGCTGGTCAATGAAAGAAGGTTGTGGGTTTGAGTCGTCATCCCCTATCTCTCTTTTTGACCACTCAGCTTTCTTCATTGTGAATGTTCCATTACTGTTACGGACTAAAATATGGGGCATAGAGGTTAATTCATATCCGCTTAAAATACCGGGTCTAGCACATTCTTTCCATATTTTCTCTGTATCATCATATCTGATATAGTAGTCATCAGTTGTACTTCCTGCTTCACCTGCAACTTTTACAATAAAACCATCAGGAGCACTAGCTGGTAACATAGAAAATTTTTGGACTGATTTAAGAATACCAAAAGCGGCTTGATTATTATATCCGTCGTAAACATCAACTGTTTCTATTGCATTTACATTCGAGGTCACAGTTACTTCCTCTGAAATCGTTCCCCATTCTAAAATGTAATCAATATCTGTATAGTCTTCTGTATCCTCTACAATTCTCTCTGTAACCTTCCACCAACGGCTACGACAGCCCTCAATTTCATTTTTGAGGTTTTGATTATTATGTGCAATAACATCACCCAACCTTTTTAGGTTATGTGCATAAACTGTAATAGTCGTACCGCTCACTGCGATATTAGTTCCGTTTACCTCACGATATAGTGCTTTTATACCACGAAAACGGTCAACCTGTTCTGCAACAGAATTTACTGTGACATGTTGTATAGTATTAGTAACGCTCCCCGTACTACTTTTATAAAGGTATAACCAACTTGAACCTTGCTGTATCCCGTAACCCTTAGCACTTACCTGTGTTGCCAACTGGCTGACTATATAATCTGTAGCAATTTGAGTTGTATGGGATTTATCTGAGCCATCAGGAGTAGTAAAAGAAGCCACAGTAGATCCATTTATGTTTACTTTATATGTCCGTCCATATTGACCACTTTTAATATTTATTAAGGCACCCTGAGTATCCCATTTATCCCCAGTTGTTTCATCAGACATTCTTGTTTTAACCATTCGGTTCGCTATAAAAGTGTAGTCAGCTATTGTTTGGCACCTTAAATTTCTACGTGGGTTACCTGTAATAATGTAATCCTTTGCCGAACCTTCAAATTCAACTGTTTTTTGGTTACCTTCAAGGTCAAAAACAAGAACATCATCACCTGTAAAAATCACTATGTATTTCTCAGTATCATCACGATTTATAAAGTGCACTAAAGGTTTTCGTTTTAAATTCAAAGAACTTATGAGCTTTGCAACATTTAATGTCGGAGGGCGTTTCTGAAGACCTGCGGCTTCACTTGAAAAACCATTGAGCTGTTCCTCGAGTTGCTCCGGGTGTCTCAAAAGTGGCGGTTGCTGACTGATGCCTGAGACAAGGTTTTTTATATCTTGATTAATCAGAGTCATCTATCTTTTCCTCAATTCGCTTACAGACGTGTTGTCAAGCATATTATAAGTATTATTGTCTAACTCATACTCTTGAAGACGCATCCATGCTTCTTGTACTGTGGACTGCGTAATATTTGTTAGATCGCTGGAACCCATAGCACGGGTCTGAAAGCTAAATGAAGCTTTAGCTATAATGTAAGACCGCATCGGTTCCGGCATTTCCTCAAAGGGCACCAATAGGATAACTTCCGCTGAAATAGGACTATTAAATGTCGTATCACCTGTTGACAGGTCTTTGATATACTCACCGTTTTTAATAAGTTTCTCTCCGTTATTACCTTTTAGGTAGAGGTAGTTATCAGCCCATTTGATGCGTTTTGTATAAGTGTCAGGGTTCAATGTGTGTTCACTAATAATATTGAATGACCAACCTCTAGCTTGTTCCTGACGATTAATTGCTCTGAGAATACGCAGGGCATTTATAGCGTCAATATTTTGTAAATTCTCTAAGGTATTTACAGGCGACTCACCAATAACGCTAAGCATTTCATTTACTGCGTCTAATTCTGTGATAGCTGTTATTTCCAAAGTTATCGTTCACCTTTCTTTCATAATAAGAAAAAATAGGGAAACCCGAAGGTCTCCCTATAGTTTAGAGTTGATTAAGCACCGGGAGCTGTCTCGATGACACCCATAAAGGCGGCTTCAGGACGAAGACAACCGTGACCCATAGCATATTTACCTACGATATGGTCAGCTTGGTATTCGATACGACGACCGTGTTCCAAGTTAAAGGACTTCAATACCAAAGTACCTACAGTAGTTCTATGAGCTACCAAGAAAGCGGCTTTGTCTTTGTACTCTGCCGGGAAGATGTGACCAGTACCTTGAATGAGACCTTCAGGTGTACCGTTGTCAGTAGAAGTTACACCACCAATAGTCAGATGGGGACATTCAACAATGTCGATACCAGCAATACGGGTAACCTTTGCGTCAACAATGGATGCTACTGCGCCGAAGTCACGATTGATAGCATCTTTAGAAGCTACCAGTGCATTGACACATACAGGCAACATATAGCATACTCGCCCTTCATTCGGGACATAGTTGTTGGACATTGCCGTTTTAGCTTCAAGCAACATAGAGACAATAGCTTTACCCAAAGCTTCAGACTCAGTGGTCAAACCGTTCTCTACAGTACGTTTCAGGATTTTACCTTTACCCAATCCAGGAAGCAACTCTTTGTCTGCTACGACACCCTTAGCGATTTCAGCCAACAAGCCACCATCACGTGCCATAGCGAGTGCTTCGCCAATCTGATAAGAATACTCAGAGCGGACATCATAATGGTTCATAGCTTCGTCAATGTCGGTAATCAAAGTATCGGCAGTCAACAGACCATCAATCTTAATGGATACCTGTGTTTGCTGTTCAGCCTTACGCAGATCATCCAAAGATTTACCCGGAGTCAGGTAGTTTGCAATTTTACGACCAAGTACCGGGAAGTCTGCCGCTTTGCCGTTGGGAATAGTACGTTCCATATGGCGACCAAGAGTCACAGAGAAACGACGATAGGCGGTCATTACCTCACCGCCGAATTGGGTCAAGAACATTTTGAGACGACCAGCGTCAGCGTTGTTAGAATCAAGACCCGGAGAAGAAATTACGAGTGTTTGTGCCAAGTTAATAAATCATCCTTTCAAATTTTAAATGTTTGATAAATAAAGAAAGACACCCATTATAGGTGTCTTAATTTCATAATATTTAGTTGTTAAAGCTGATAAAAGCAGATTTAGATAGTTTAGTGGCGACTTGCTTACGATATACTTCATCGGTACTATAACGTGGGTCTGCCATTGCTTCTGCCATTTCAATCTCATTTGCATAGCCACCGCTAGGAGCACCAATCCCGCCACCTAAAACAGTCGCTTTAGAGGTGCCACGGTTCATTGTCATTTCAGCCTTAGCCCCCGCAATAACCATTTTGATTGCGCTGACATTACCACTGTCAATAAGAGCATTAAAACTATCGACATCTTCTTTGCCTTTTGCTTGGATATAAGCAGTTACCTTTTCGTATTCTGCCTGACCACCTGCATAACGGTAAACAGCATCGACAATCTTATTTTGAGTCGCTTCTACACCTGCAATGTAAGCATTTACAACAGACGCAGGGAAACCAGCTTTTTCTAAGGCGGCATAACTTTCAGCAGAGATAGAGCCGTTAGTATCATACTCGGCGGTCAATGCTTCATAGTTAATCCCCTTATCAGACAGCAAAGTTGTTGCATCTTCAATAGCCTTTGTTTGGTCTTTGATTTCTGTTTCGAGTGCCTTTTCTTCGCTGATTTCAGGGGTGTCTTCTGTTTCCTTTGTGTCACCTTCAGGGGCACCTTCGGGTGACTCGACTACAGCCTCCTGTTCCTCCGATATTTCTGTGTCCTTGACCTCAGTTTCCTCGGTAGTAGTGTTTTCAGGCAGGGTTACTTCTACTGTAGACATTTAATTCCTCCTTTATTATTGTGATTGGGTCGCCGCATCTACCATACCTTTGGTGAGGTTCGGCGTTGCTTGGCTTGCAAGTTGCATAGCCATTTGTTGCTGTTGTTCCTCTTGGAGTTCTTCAGGAGTCTTTATGAGACCCGTAGTGTCAATACCGAGAGACGTAGCCAGCATTAAGACAAGTTTGTCCATTTTCATCATTTGAGCGGCTTCAGGTATAGATGCAATAATGTCTTTAAGCATTATCAGTTTATTTAGATCATGCCCACGCCCTAAGGCTTCTAAACCTGTTGTGATTGCCGGTTCAACTGCTTCTTTTGGTAAGGTCGGAATTTCACCCGCACTTTCTAATTGAACCATTAAGCGTCTTACCAATGGCAGTTGTAGCTCTTGTGAGAGGATGCTGTAAGTTCCACCGAGTGTGTCTTCAAGCTCCCCAGCTACATAACGGATTTCTTCCGCTGTGACACGCTCTGCGTTCCTTTGAACAGCACTATTTAATAGAAAGATAAAGTTTAGACGTTGTTCAAGTCCATCAATATATGATTTAGTTACAGACATATCGTTGAGTTTATTTGTCTGCAAGGCTTCGATGTCTTCACTTCTGCCCGGTACAAATTCACCGGATTTAGCTTTAGCCACCCTACGCACCTGAGTGACACCCATAGGGTTCACGAGGTAAATAATGTGACTTGTGATAGCTGAATAATTTCTTATTGCTTCTGATTGGGCATCAAGGTTCTGTAAGTCTCCTAAATATTCTTCGACAAAACTACGACCATACGACTCTCCATCGACTTTGACCATACGAAGGGCAATCCACGGAGTCTTTTCTTTTGGGAAAAATTGTTCGGAACCGTCAATGACTTGTTCGTCTACTTCCTGATAACTCCGGTATTGGTCACCTTCTAGGTAAACATGAGTGTAAACAGTTATTTTTTCGTCCATTTCATGTTGTCGCCCATCAGATGCTACAAGGGTCTTTACGTTGTCAGGTAGTGTCGCATAGGCAAGAGTATCAATAGTAACTATCTGAATGACATTTCCTAAAGCATCCCTTTGAACACAGTAGTTTGACAGTCGATAAAGTTTCGCTCCACCTTCAGCAGGCGGTAAAAACAAAAGACAGTTACCTGCAATAATGAGCTGATTTAGAGCTTCTTTTACTGTCACACGAATTTGTCTTGTTTCGATATAACGAATAACGCACTGCTCAATCCGTAGAAGTGCCTGTTCAACTTCCTGTCGTAGTTCTTCCCTATCTACAAGCTCTGCCTGTATCTTGTCACTGATAGACAATCTAAAGAAAGGGCTATTAGGTGGAAACAACGCTAAGAGTAATTTACTCGACAAATTATTTACACCACGAGCACCAACACTCTGATTAGGTGTTTGGTAACTTGTAGAGTCTGTGTCACTCTCTTTTGGGAAAAGTGCAGGTATCGTCATAGCCGCACAGTCTTCAGCCCGCTTCGTATAAGCGTCACGTACAGACTTTAAGCGTTCATAGAGTTTCTTTGCCGTTTCCCTTTGAGGATCACTAAGGTCGACTGATAGTTTTTTATTATCTATCAGACATCACCGCCTTTAAACATTGACACCAGTTCCAGAACCCGCATTTGAATTAATCATTAGTTTTTTCTTACCAACAGCTTTACGTTTTCGCTTCTGACCTTCAGTATCAATAGTTGTCATATTGCCTGTATCAGTCGGTGCGGCAACAGGAGCGGCGGCAGGTGCGGCGGCTTCTTGATAAGTGATTTTTGGTTTTTTACTGCACATCTTGTCTCCTTAAAGTTTTAATAGTTGACAGGGTTATAGCCACCTTTGTCAAGATTGATTTTCAAAGCGTTTCGACCTTTACGCTTATTGAAGGTATCCTCAGTACCACCAAACTGCGGACTATCAGGTTCCTCAGCAGATGTAGAGGGAACTAACTGTGCCGCTGTGGTTTGTACCTGAGGTGTGGAGATTTTCGGTGTTTTAAATAGACACAAGTCTAATCACCCTCCCTTCCTTTACTTAAAACTTCCAGTCTCGTAATGACCTCTTGGACTCCCTTCATGTACCCTATATGTTCATCACTATTGGTTGTTTTTTTATTAGACAATAAATTATCAACACTATAGAGAGACTTTAGGTAATCTATAAGGTCATTATGGACAAATGGAAGTTTCATTTCGTCATCTAAAAGTATTCTTTAAGACCTCCCTCTGTTATAACTTTTGGTTTGTCTTCGTCTCTTTATGTGACACTTAGCATTTTGTATTTATATGTGACACTTAGGAGTCCAAAGGATAGGTTTCTTTGCTTTGAAGTCGTAGTCTTCAGCTCTAAGAATACGAGCTACCCGTGCTTGTATCAAAGCTTCACCTTCAGTCAATCCTTTTTTCTCAAAAGCACTTACAACAGTTCCCCAAGTTGCGGACTGGTCTAACAGTTTCTTGGCTCCAACCGCCCCAAGTCCCGGGCAACCTTTATAGTTGTCCGCAGTATCACCCACCAAGGTTTGATAAAGGTGGTTATAGTCTGCTTCCTCTTGGCTTGTCTCTACGAAAGTATCACTGATTAAGTTATAGAAACTACCGGGAATACTTTTAAAATCTTTATCGCCACTTATGATTACTGACTTAGTGCCTTTAAGGGTAGCCAAGATGCCAATACAGTCGTCAGCTTCAAGGCTTTGTCTCTGATAACAAGTATAATTTTCAGACACCCACTGTTTAACACCTAAGTATCCTAAGGGTTTTCTTTTTCCCATTCGGTTCAATTTATAGGTTGGCAGGATTTTCTTTCTGAAGTTTGTATCATCAGAGAAACACATTATAATCTCATAGTTACCTTCGTAACTGTAATGCCGCAACACTTTTTCAGTAATACGAGCTACAGTATCATCAACGATAGTTTTAGCTTCGTTATGATCACAATGTAATGTTGAAAAATCAGGATACCAAGTTATTTCCCGCTCACACGCTGAGGTCGCCCTGAAGACCACCATATCAGCATCAAAGAGTATCTGCATTGGTTGTTTATTCAATATCAAAAGTCTCCTTCTGTTTTGTCGTGACGTATGCCCTTAAATCTTGGCTCTCTCAGGACACCTTTGGTACTCTCAGCCATAGCGTCAATTTGTACGATTTTACCCACGATCTCGTTATAAAAGAACTCAGACCACCAGCGTTTCCTTTGGTCATCTGTAAGACCTGTACCAACAGTAATTGTTTTACCATCCCGGAATTGACAAACAAGCGCACCTGCCATGCCTTTATATTTTCCAGTACCCTCTTGGAGACTGAGGACTTTTAGGTCATAGCTGATACCCTTCTTAACTTTAAGCATCGTTTCATTTCGTTTACCGGGATAATATCCAGCCTTAGGATCTCTCACAACTAACCCCTCTCCGCCTGCATTCCAAACTCGGGTTGCGGCTTTATCAATATCTGACCACGTATCTGCGTAGTATTGCGGTACAAGGAAGGTGTGATGATAACATTGCCAAAATCCGATACGTTCTAAATCTTTCGAGCGTTCTTCATAAGTACGAATTTCACAAGTTCCAAAAAACTCGTCAAGACTTAAAGCATCATGTACATAGGCTCCAACTTCATAATGCTGGTTCTTAGTATCACGACACCACCCGCTGATTGTCGGCTGAGGCACACCTTTGGCGTATCCTTCAAATATAATTACATCAGTACAGAGTGTCGTGGCAATGTCGTACAGCTCCGGTTTAAGATGTTCAAGGCTTAGATATTCTTCACCTGTACGGCTAAAGATGTGGACACTTGTGGTATCACATACGGCAAAACAAAAGACACCATCAAGTTTCTCTGAGTACATCAAGGGAAACTGAGGTGTCTTTTTGTTATTCATTTTTTCACGTGGGAGACAGAGCTGGACAAGATGTGACTTATCACGAGGAAAGTCCGGGTAGTAGTCAAAGAAGGTCTTAACTGTTTTCTTTTTGGTCGCCATTAGGCTCTCCCTTCGTAAACAAGCCACACCTACAGACACTGTAAGACCTCATATATCTACAAGGACAAATGGAGTCTTCATTACGGACGTTTTGGCAAGGACAATACATCCTCCCATACTTAACTACTTGCCCTAAGAATTTGTCTGATAATGCGTCAAGGCGTTCCTCTGAGCGGACAGAATAACCATGTTTGTCGGCGATACTTTGGAGTTCCTTTTTATAATGAGGGGTCATTCTGTGACTCCTTAGAATATTTCAGGTAACCTTTTTCTTCGAAATAATCTACTAAGGCACGGCCAATAAAGGCACCTATAATGCATCCGATGGCAGATGCGATAATTGTAGCTAACATATTAGTTCTTGCCTCCTCCTGTAATATCTTTAGTTTTCAATGTGTATCCACAAGGGCATTGAATGGTAACCTTAGTGGGTTCTACAAGGTTACCTAAGGTCAATAATGGTCTTTCACATTTAGGGCAGGAAATATTGATAATAGTCGGCTTTTTCTTCACCATATTATTTTTTGACCTCCTGAGTTGTCTTGATAATTTTTTCTGCTAATTTATCAATGGTTTCCCCAGTGACCTGTAGGTTATGAGGGGTCACCTGTTTGGCAATCATCATTTTGCATAAGGCACTTTCGCTAGGGAGTAAGAAGTTTAAAAGTGCTACAATACAGAAAATGATAGTAGATATTTTTGTAAGGCGTTTAAGAGCTTTATGATCTTTGTCTTGCTCCTCCTCATCTCTCCATTCTTTAAAGCTGACTATTGTAAACGTTGCAAAAACCGCTGTGACTAAACCGCACATACATGTAATCCCGGGCAATTTACCAACAAGATCCATCCAATAGAAAATCATAGGGTCAATAATAGGTTCATACATAATTAATTTCCTCCTTAGTAATAAACTCTGACAACTCTTTGCTGTCTGCCAAAGTTTATGGCATCCCTGTAATTGTCAAAGTAAATATCAATTTTGTTAGTGTAACCGCCACCAAAGCGGTCTTCAACGGTATAAAGGTGGCCATCAATTTCCACGAGGGTACCAAAGGGCAAGTGGTCGGCAGCGATCGTGCGACCTTGAGTTACCTTTGTGCCACTTGCGGTTATACCGTCAGCTTTACCGCACTCCTCAACGGACGCTGTGTAAGCTGTTAGTGTTACCTCTTGAAAGTAGAAGGCGGCTAAGAGACTAAGTATCAAAAAAAGATTACGCATATAATCTCCTCTTAGCTGTTTCAAAATATTTTTCTTCTATTTCCACGCCGATAAAAGCACGAGCGAGATTTTTACAAGCTACTCCAGTTGTGCCGCTTCCCATAAAAGGGTCTAAAATAACGTCTCCTTCGTTTGAGAGGGTTGACACAAGATACTCTACTACTTTTATATCTTTCATTGTTGGATGAAATTTAGCACTTTGAACAGTTGTAGGGATAACACATTTTTCGACTGGATTTTTCCTGTTAAAAGTCCATTTAGTGGGCTTGTTTTTTGAGTTATATACTCCCCAAATAGCAAACTCTACATCATTCACAAACATCCTGTCCCTGTTAAATGGGGCAGGATTAGACTTACTTAAAACAAGACACCTCTTGGGGGTTATATTTGCTTCTCTAAAAGCAGACGCTATTTCCCCTAAATTCTCCCAAGCATTAAATATAACAACATTACTGTTCTCTTTTAATATTCTCGGTAAAAGTGAAATATATGACGTTACATCAAAACCCTTATCCCATTCGCCAAAGTCCATACCAACCCTAGCAGCCGAACCCATTGATTGAAAATTGTTTTTTCTACTAACATTGTATGGCGGGTCTGCAATAAGACAGTCTATTGAATTAGGGGGGTATATCCTTTTTTAGAATTTGCAAACAATCTGCATTAAAAAGTTGACAATTAAAATTATCTTTAATGACAATCACTCCAATTTTTTCCAATTTTTCCTTCTGTGTCGAGCTGCACTCTGAACCTAAAGTATTCTTGTGTCTGACGCATGGACTCTTGAGCGACCTTAACGACCGTCTCTGCGATCTCTTTAGTCCGACAAGCCATCTGCACCTCATCGTGAATCCAAGCCATGTACTGAAAGTCAGCACCGTGGTCAAGTCCGAGGGCTATGAGGTTTTCTTCAAGGAGCAGTATCCACTTTTTGCAGATCAATGCACCTGCTGATTGTAGGAGCAGGTTGAGAGCTGAGTGGAGCGACCGGACTTGTAACGGTCTACCATCAAGACCTTTGAGGTACTTGCGTTTCCAGCGTGTGACTCTGCCTCGAAACTCCTCGGCGACCAAAGCGTTCGTAATGGCGTCCTTGAGGTCGGCTATAGCTGGTGTCTTAGACAAGAACTCTTTTTTAAGTCTTTTGCCATCTTTTGGCGTACCATGTACGATCTTGCCTATCTTTCCGTCACCTGCGCCATACAAAAAAGCGTAGATAAAAGTCTTCGCTTGGTTGCGCTCTGGTAAACCTGCGGCGATTTGATTGGCAGTATGGATGTCGCCATTCAAAATCTCGTGAGCATAAGCGCCGTTGTCGTATGGATACATAAAGTGAGCCAGGCAGCGGAGTTCCAAACCTGAGGCATCGACACCGACTTGAAACCAGTCTTTTGGGACTCTGAACAAGCTACGACACTCTTTACCGTATGGGCTTCCTATGGATGGTACTTGAGCTACATTAGGAGCTGAGTGGGTCGCTCGCCCGGTAACAGCACCGCAAGGGTTGACTGAGCCGTGGATACGACCATCTTCCTTAACACATTTAAGCCAGCCATATTTACCATCAATGAGCTGACCAAGACGTTTGGTTATCATAAGGTATTCCTCAAAGACACCTGCGATTTTGCGGAGTTCTTCGGGAGCCTCAGAGTCGGTCTTGAGGTAGCCAAAGGTGATGTCGTCTATCTTGAGGCGGTTTGTACCTTCTTCAAAAAGCTCCTCGTTATCAGGAACATACTTGAAGTGATTTTTGATGAGCCATTCGATTTGTTGACGACTGTTAGGGTTGAAGTCTTTATACTTCTGAATAGGCACACCTTTGATGTAGCCTTTAGTTTTGTTGTCTCGTTTCGGGATAAATACTTTGTCGGGAATCAGTGGAACCTGCTGCCGTAAGACAGCATCAAGAGTAGCACTGCGACTTCTGAGTTCTATTTCAAGCTCTTGGGCAGCAAAGACATCAAAAGGAAAGCCGTTGCGTTCCTGTTTTGCCATGAGCCACTGAGCTTGGTGTTCAAGGATTATAGGGGCTTCTGGGTAGTTCTTGCTCATCAGCTTCTCATAGAGTTTCTTGGTGACCACTACGTCCTGAACGCAGTAGGTAAGCATCTCCTCAGAGAAGTGCGCCCAAGCATCAGCGGTTTCTTCTGCATAGCTTCCTTTAAGTTCCCCTAAGCGGAAGCCCCAAGCCTTTAAGCCATGAGAGCCATAGAGTTTACCGGGAAGTCTGCCTGCTCGTAAGAGTCCGTTGTCACTGTCTTTGATGTTGCCATAGATCAGGCGGGATAGGACAAGGGTATCCACGACATTCCCTTGGAGTGCATAAGGCACCTTGATGTCTGGATAGAGTTTCTCTAAGGCAGGGAGGTCGAAGTTGATGACATTATGACCACAAATAAAATCGCCCTCCCGGATTGCCTCAAGGAGCCGTTTGGCTCCCTGATGGACTTCCGAGGGGCGGTATTCTGTGACATTATTTTCTTCATCAATTATGACCATGCAGTAAGCTTCTGTCACTATGTCTAAGAGACCATTAGTCTCAATGTCAAAGAAAAGCAAGGATTACAGGTACTTTCTTCCCAGCTCTGCGTTTTCATCTTCAAGGGTTAAGATGTCTTCACGCATTTTAGCGATTGCTTTGGTGTTAGCTTCTCTCAAAGCCTTAGCCATTTTGACTTGCTGTTTCAAGCACCATTTTTGCATACCGAAAAACATTTTAATCAGAAACAATTTTAATACCTCCTGTGTTTTGATAGGCTCTCAGAGCCGCTTCTTGTTGTCGTCCAGCAGAAAAGCTGGAGATTAGTTTGAGATACCCGATGACCCTTGTGCCGTAATCGACATCAGCCGAGTGGCATTGAGGGCAAGCGGTATGATAGTTAGGGTCTATATGTCCGCAATGGTTACAGACAGTGCAAAGGACATTGGTAGTCCAATACGGAACCCCGTGTCTTATGTTGGTCTGGATAAGGTTTAACGCCTCAGCTTTTGTAGGAACCCTCTGGAGATTGAGATGCAGAGCAGCTCCTCCATCAAGGTACTGTGAGACTTCCTTACCGTGAATTTTGATTTTGTCAAGGATGTTCCAGCTAGTGTCCTCTACTGGGTAGAAGTAGCTGTTATAGCAATCACGAGGAACCCATAACCCATCTTCTTTATCCCACTTAGCATTTTTGACACCAAGGTTTTCAGCAGGGACAAACTCGGTATTAAAGCGGGTTCCAAAGGTTTTCAATGCTTCCTTGTTGAGGTTTTGAATGGTCGACAAACAATACTTAAGATACTCTGTGTAGTTCTCGGCTTTCCAAAAACCAACAGCAGTGTGTTTGCAGATATACTCAAAGCTCTCAAGACATCCATTGATACCAATAGTGCAGAACTGTTTGTCAATGTCGATGAAACCTGCGGAGTAAGCAGGAAGCATACCAGCTTCTATCATATCCATATGGTAACTTCGGTGTGCCATAAGATACTTCTGGACACGCTCAACGACACTATGCAAGATTAGGTGTGACTGTCTGAGTCGATTAAAGTTGATAGTGATAACCTGTACGCTGCCTGTGGAAACCCCACCAGCACCGAGGGTATAGCTGAACGTATTGTCTGCAAACTCGTTTCGGAGGCGACAACAGGAGGCAAGGCTATCTGCGCTGTCAGACTCATAGTGAAAGAAGCTATGACCTTTAGACATTTGATCGGCTAAGAGGTCGAGGAAGTTTTTGTCCTTTGCTGTATCTTCTTCAACCAGATAGGCAGCAGTTATGACCGGGAAAGTAAGCAGCTCTTTACGGCGTTCTTTTCGGAACCACTCCATGAAGAACTCTTGGAGCTGCTTAAGTGTCTCATAGTCAGGCTTGGTGCCATCAGGGAAGTAAAACTCATCAAAGAGGGACGTAAAGTAGTGTTCATCAAAGACTGAGATATTCCAGAAGATACTTTGGAATCCTCTGGCAGCAGCAGGTTGGTTCATGGAGTAGACTACACCTTGTAACTCCTGCTGAATCTCACGACTGTTTGTCGTCAGGTAGTTTTTGCCATAGGTCTTCTTAGCGAAATAGTCAAAGTACATGAGGAACTCGACTGTAGCTACAGCCCCAGCGAAGCCTCCTGCAATTTGATACATGAGGTTGACAAAAGAACCACAGAAACTCTGTAGGTTCCGTGGTCTGCTTGAGGTTCCTCCGATAGCCTTAGAGCCATCAAATAGGAACGGGTAGAGAGTGATAGAGGCACAATAGGGTTTCAGTGAGGTTTCATCATGGACATAAATAAGATGAGAGTGGATGTCCTCAAGATACTGTGCGGCTAAGTCTTCGCCAAACATTTGCGTTATCTTGTCACAGACAATAGCCCTATTCACCTGAATGTTCTCGTACTTATAAAGCTCTGCCTCCATTGTTGCTACGTTCTTTGAGGTGACATTAGCGTTAGGGTCAACAATAGATCCGTCAGCAGCGGTGTCGGCAGTAATGTAATTCTTGATAAAGTCTAATTTACTCTGAATCTGAGTCGGAGTTAGGTTGTTGAGCAAGTTCTTCTCCTTTCAGTATTTGGAACTGTTTGGTCATATCTACCCAATGAGGGATACGACCGGAATAAACGCCATATTGGTCGGTTACAATCGTGTGTTCTTTAACGTAGAACCTTTGGTTCGTAGTGGGTTCCTCAAGACCACCAAGGTCTTCTTTATAGGAACCTGTCTTGACCCACTTGATTTCTTCTACATCAAGGTATTTATCAGGGTCTTCATCACGACCAGAATAGAGACCAATAGGCAAGCCTGTTTTCTTCGCTAAGGCTTTGATAAGGATACCAAGGGACTTCTCGGTAATACCATTGTTTGCAGTACCGCCCATCAGGACAATAGCAGTGATATCATCAGGATACTTTTGGGCAAGCGCATAGGCATTGTAGACAGTATCCTCAAGGTTCAAGGAATCCCCTTGGTCACCAATAAGATAGTCCGAGTGACAGCCGGGGCAGTTTTGACGACAGCCAGAGAACTCAATGTAGACTGCTGTTTCGCCGGGGAGTTCCGAGATAGTGAAACCAATGCTAGAGACTGGATAAGAGTAATTTTTTTTCATAAGTATGTTCATCCTTAAAATTAAAAAGGAACATCATCATCGTTACCTAAGTCGATGTCCTTTTTGTGTGGTTTTTCTGCGGCTACAAGCCGATCGGTTTCTTTGTCATAGGCTAAATAGCCAGCAATTCCTGTTTCGCCTGTGAAGCGACCTTTAAGAATCCTTACACGAACCAAGTTTTTCTCAGAGTCGTCCGCTTGCTGGTTGCGTTCTAACGCCCAGACACCATCGGATAACTGAGGGAGTGCTTGGGAACCCCGAAGATGACTGAGGCTTACTGCCCCTCCTTCTTCTGCTGGTGTCCCATCGACACGCTTAAGATGCGACACAACTAACATCCCGACTCCTGTTTCTTCTGCAAGACTGCGGAGCTTTGTCATTAGTACGTCTGTAGCCTTTCGTTCATTGTCGATTTCCAAACCGCTGATAGCGATTGAGATATGGTCAAGGATAATAAAGTCGCATTGTTCGGCGGTTGCCATATAGCGAATGTTTTTGATTAGGTCGTCTGACTCCAGCGACCCAAAGTGTTCATAAAAAATAAAATGCCCTGAGCCGAGTGTGGCATCAAAGGCATCTTTGTATTCGTCCTCAGTAATGAGGTGTCGGTTAAGAGCGAGGCGTTTGCCTGTGTGGATAGACATTAACCCTTTGGCAGTCCTCTTGACATTTTCTTCAAGCATCAGCATCCCAATTTTCAAGCCCAGGTTGACACCGCAGTGATGTGCAAGCTGTCTGACAAAGGTAGTTTTACCTGTGCCAGTGCCAGCAGTGATAAGCACCAGTTCCCCTTTTCGGAGTCCCAGAGTCATCTTCTGGAGGTCTATATCCCACGGCAGCGGATACCCTTGGGCTTCTTCCTGTTCGGTTGACAGGGCTTCCCAGAGTTCTTCACCATTGACTATACAAGCGGGTTTATAGGTCTTCGCACGGAAAACTGCATTTACTACTGCTGAGGCTTGTCCCTGCAGCAGACACTCATTGGGGTCTTTGAGGGGCAGGGTGGCAATCTTGAGTTTGTTGGGGCTAAGGATACCGCAAACGCTGTCTACAGCTTCACGCCCTACCTTGTCCATATCAAACATAACGATTACTTCTTCAAAACCCTCAAGCCAGTCATACTGTGCTTCAAAGGTCTTCTTTGCTGACTGTGCGCCATTAGGCAGCGACACAACAGGATATTTGTTTCCTTGAATTTGGCTAACAGTGAGGCAGTCAATTTCACCTTCGGTAATGATTAGTTTCTTACCGGAAGTAAAGAGGTGCTGACCAAAGAAGCGACGTTCAAGGTTTCCGAGGGTCTCAAAGGTTTTGTCGGCGTACCGGACTTTCTGACCTATAACAGTACCAGCCTCATCAATGTAACAGGCAAACTGAGCAGGTCTATCATGTCGGAACCCCTTGTAGTACCCGTAGATTTTACAGGTTTCCATTGAGATACCACGGGCAGTTAAGGCTCCAAGGTTTAGATCAACAGGAGACACCACGCCTCCCTTGGTCACTGGCTTGGCAGCTTTTGTCTGCTGTTCTTTATTTTGATGTTGGGCATGACAACTAAAACAATAGCTGTGTCCGTCATCATAGACACACATTGCATCACTACTACCACAATCAGGGCAGGGGACGTGTGCCTCTACAACTTGAGATTCGGTCTGTTCCATATTAGAGTACCTCTACAGTTTGGATATTAGGGTAGGTAGCAACAAGGGTCTTGAACAGGTCGCTTACAGCAATCCTTTGGGAGTCTGTAAGGTTTCCAGAGGTGTCGCAGAGGATGTAGATGGACGTTGTGTTGTCCTTGAAGTCCCACTGTGCGACAGCGTTGACATCCCTGTCTGCTTCTACTGTGCCGTCATTTTGGATAATGAAGTGATACCCTGAGTCGAACTCACCAAGACGGCGAGCAGCATTGACTAAGGCTTCCTTATCAGCTCCATTAATAGGCTTCTTGATGATATAGAACCAGTCTGTGCAGGTACGTTGTTTGAATTTTAGAGTGCTTATTTGCTGCTGCCTCCTTTCTTTAGAATGAGTCCGTTAGTGGGTTTCTTAGGTTCATCAAACCAGCTTGGCGGAATAAATTTACGAGCATATTGGTAGCCGTGTTTTTCGCACCAGTCAGCAACAGTTGTCTTACTGCCTGAATAGATTTTGGTGGTAAGGCTACTAAAGACAAAACGGATGTCGAGGTGTGGGTATTGGTCTTTGATGAGGAGATGCTTGCGCCTGTCTTCTGCATCAAAGAGACCTTTAGCTTCCACGATGATACCATTAGGTAACACCCAATCAGGGGTGTAATAGTGATCGGTTGCTGGAATAATATAAGGCAGCTTGTGTTTCTCGTAAGCTGCCTCAATTCCTGCATTTTTCAGTTGTTCTCCTACTTTGTCTTCAAGCCCGCTACGGTATGCCGTGGGTTTCTGATAGAACCCTCCATGCCGATTAAAGAAGCGTGCAGCCAATATTTAGAACTCCGCTTCTTCGGCATCGAACGGTACCGGGATGCACTCGTTCTCAGTTACATCATAGCCATCTTCTTTGTCGAAACCAAAAGCAGATGCATTAAACCCGCCCGGTTCCTTGTATTCGATACACTGTACAGCATCCAGATACAAAGTCAGACCACAGTTAGCAGCGGACTTGTGATAGGGATTAACAGTGAAGCGTACACGACAAATAGAGCCATGACCGATGTCGCCTTTGATTGGGTTACCTTTAGCATCAAAAATAGGAATGGTGCGTTGTCTTACTTCACCAGTCTTAGACGTGTAGCTGGTTTTGGTCTTAAATTTAAAGACGATATCACCATTTTTGTCTTCACGGCTGCCGAGGCGAGCGTTCGTCCATTTTTTACCTTTGAACTCACTGGCGTTCTTAGCAGACTCCAGTTCTTCTCCCAGTTTAGCTAAGAGTTTCTCAGTGTCTTCCTTGTTAAACGCCATTTGGATAGTATAGCCAACCTCAGCACCGTCAAAGAACTCCGGACTGCGGAGCTTGGGATACTGAGCGGTTCCTTTAGGGGTTATGATTTGTGTTCTCAAATTAGAAATCTCCTTTTGTTGGTGTCGGAACTTCTACAAAGAGAGCTTTCAGGCGGTCACCAAACTTTTCAATGGCTGCACGGGCAGTGTCTACTTCAAGGAATCGAACTGTCAAAGGGTCAAGACCCGGAAACGTAGTGCTGGTTTTAAACACATAGCAGCGACCATGGCAATTTACTCCAATACCATAAATAACACCAGAGGAAGAAGTCACCGAGAAGTCACCTTCGGTTTCCTCTTGGAATGCTCTAAGCTCCAGTGAGAGCTTAATTTTCTCAATCATAGCTTCATAGGTCTTACTAGATTGCCCCTTTGGTAAGGAGACATACAACTTTTGAATAAACGTATCGTTCCAACGGGAAGGTGGTTTCTGTAGTTCTTCCTTTGCGACTTCCAAGGTTTCTATTTGAGCCTTATGGAACGCTAAGACCTCCTCAATACCTTTGATTTTTTCTTGGTTTTCCAGACTGATTGCTTTCATTATATTAGTTCCTCCTACTATTATTTTTTGATTATTGGTTAGTGTCAGCGATCGTAACTTTTATGTTGTCTAACTTTTCGACAACTAACTGAGCGATACATTGACCTTTAGTGATGTATTCCGAATACCGTCCGATATTCTCAACATACAGCATCAGCTCACCTGTATAGTCGCTGGTAATGATACCTGTGCCATGAGCAAGGCGCAGCTTTGTCTCCATGCCAACTTTGGGAGCCAAGAAGATTTTGCCGATGTATCCTTTAGGAATCTCTACGGCAATACCTGTGTGTACGATGTACGCATTTTGGACAATCTGGCTCGGCATGATTTCAGCAGAGCTTACACTGGCAAGCGAGAAACCTGTAAAGGTGTACTCAGCGGATACTTGGGCATCCTCGTGCAGCTTTGTGATGTTTAAATTGGGAGTTGCTATGATTTTCACCTCCTCTCATTTGACAAATAAAGAAAGACACCTTACAGCAGTTCTACTTGGTAAGCTGTAGTGTCTTTGGGTAAATAGATTTTAGGCGGTTTTCCAGTCTTCTGAGCGAGGCGGGTAAGAGCGATTTGGACTCCTGTGAGATAGTCAAAGGTGTCTGTAGGACTGCATTTAGCAGAGGCTTCGGTTACGTTGCCGTTCTCAGTGAGCTTTACAGTGATCGTGCTGCCGTCTTGGGTTACCTCAAGGGTCGGCGGGTTTTCTTCCTCTGCTGCTAATTTAAAGTATGCAGAGGATACGTTAAATGGAATACCAAAAAAGTAGTTTCCTTCTATAGGCGTAACTACCATATCTGCTTCCTTCATAAAAGACAAGGGGGTTAAGGAAACTACACGGCATTTAGTTGAAGAATCGGTGATGAAATACCCGTCTCGATGAGCAATAACGATATCACCAACCTTGAAGGGTACAAAAGGTTTTACGTTTGATAACTTTAAAAAATGCCATATTTTAGACTCCTCTAGGTAAACAGCTAGGTCTCGTTTCTCACGATTTGGATAATAGAAAGATGGTAGTTCTGTCCCATCATCCCTTCTCAGTTCGACAACTTCACCTTTTTTAAAGTAATTATCTGGCTCTAAAACAACAAAGAGCTTACCTCCTTGTTCAATATACTTTTCAAATTCTTGTCTGTTCATTATTGTTCATCCTCCCTTGGATTAATAGTTTTACCTTCGAGGCTCTCAACGAGCCATTTAGCATAATTCCGGATTTTCTTAGCTTCTTTGAGCTTGTCCTCACCAGCTTTACGACCCATGCGACACACATATTTAATGATGTTGCCCTTGACGTACCCTTGGAACTCCTCAGGTGTCATGTTGGCTTGCATGGTTTCTATGGGTTGATGAAGGGTGTCGTAGTGGGAAATGTGGGGTTCGAGGTCACTTAACTTTAAATATTCCCAATTGTATTGACCATACAGAGCTTGTGTATCTCTATCTTCTCTATTGGGAAAATAAAAAGAAGGGTTATCAGATCCATCATCATCCCTGAGTTCTACAGTTTCTCCTCTTTTAATTAACCACCGCCCTTCTCTTTCTATTTCACGGGCAGCGACAAAGAGCTTACCTCCTCGCTGGACATGCTTTTTAAATTCCTGTCTGTTCATAATTACTTAGTTCCTCCTTAAGATAATTTAGAGAAAGACTAAAGGACATCCTTAAGTATTACTATTTACTGAATAACAGTAGGAGTAATCCTTAGGTATGTCCTTTGGTTTCCTTTCTCACTTATGTGGAACAATTAAGAAAAGATGTATTTACTGTTAGCAATTTCATCTAATTTCAGGTCGCCTCTTTTTGGTAAAGTAGGGAGGGATGTGTCGGAGAGTTTCAACATATCGTTCTTGAAGTTCTCAAGTACGTCTTGCTCAGTGTACATTTCAATGAAGCTCTGGCGTACTGCCTTATACATGGTCTTTGCTTGAGCTACAGGTGAACCATAGGAATCATGTATCATTGCAAAATGCCTAATGCCTAACTCCGCAGCAATGCAGACAGTTAGTTGAAGGTGGCTTGCATCCATGCTATGAATGAAGTTAGGAGCGACACCCTGAGCTTGCGCTCTTTTGTCGATATTACCAGTGACGTTCAGACCATAGAGACGGATGTTTTTACCTGCACATCTTAGGCGTACCTGAGTGCTGACACATTCCATATAGCTTTGTTGAACTGGGAGACCCATTGGAGTCGTCCAAGTAACTACTTGACCCTTCTTGGTAACCAGCTTGGCGCAGTCCTGTAGCCACTTCATGCCATCTACAGCTGCAACTACAGTCGTTCTAACAGCGTTCCAGATGAGCTTCGCCATATACGCAGAGGCTTGCCAGCAGTTTTCATCAGTGAATACGGAAGCATCTTTCTGTTCCTGCATATCCTTTTTGATTATGTCTTCAAAGATTTGGTCTCTAAAGCCGTATTCTTTACTCCCATAGGCGAGCGTCATAACGGAGCGTTTGGTTACCTTCCGAGTAACGCCATACATTCTCCAAAGTTGTGCAAGGGTCTTCGTACCAAACTTGATTTTAGTTTCGACAACATCGTCCAAGGTGCCGCTCCGTAAGTCTTCACCTATCGCTACGTTTACTTTTTCAGCGACTACCCCATAGATGTCATTAGGTTTGTCGGAGGGCAGGAGGTTTACAGCTGCACCGCCTACAGGGTCTCTAAGGATTGCAGAGAAATGTTGAAGCCCTGAGCAGGTACCATCGAAAGCCACAGGGATACCCGACACAAAGCCTTTAGGACTGCCGTGTTCGGTTTCCCACTGTTTCCACGCTTGCCACTCGAAGCAGAACGCTAGGAATTGACAAGGTTCGTCTTGGTTCATCCAAAAGGTGTTAGCAAGCGGGTCAAGAGCAGAAGCAAGTATTTCAAGTTCGTTGTCTTTGACCCATTGGATGCGGTCATCATAGCTGACTTTATCGACACCAGCTAGGTTTGCGCCATGGACAGCAAGCCACTTGATGTCCTCCATATCTTCACAGGCAGGCGCATCAGCAAAGAGGATAAGCCCCTTGTTCAGGTCATCCCCTTGGAAGCTGAAAGAGGGCAGAGGGTAGACACGACCTCGGAAGTCCATGTTGCAAGGGAAGTAAATTTTGTCGTACTTAGATAACTCCTCAGCAGTCTTAATGTTTCCGATGGCTCTCAGGGCAAGGCTTTTACGGCTTATTTCGTCCTTGTAGTAGCTGACCATAACTTTACGGTATTCCTTAAGCTGCTCCTCGGTAGGTTCGTCAGGGAGCACCATAGGCTTCGGGGCTTCGTTGAGATAGGGGATACCCGCACGGCCCCCGCCAAGTTTCATTACATCCTGCATGACCGCTAAGACTTTCTTATTGATTTTCCACGGGGTTGCCTGGATACTGTTGATTGCCTTTCTTACACCAGCAAGCTCCATCTGTCCTAACTTTTTCAGATACTTCTTACCAAAGACAGTCCGTTGATCTCGGAGGCGGAGCAGGGATGTGCTGGCTTGAAGCTCACCGTAATAACCACCTTCGTCATAGGATTCCCAAGGTTTCGGAGGGATGATAGTAGGGCAGAGGCGGTAGGCACTGCTTACTGCATTATCCTCATTGTTCATCCACGCATCCAAAAGGGCTTGTGTCGGCTGTAAGTTTAAGGTTGCGCCTTGTTGGCAGTATTCAAAGTAAGGTGTATTCTCAATGATTATGTTCACAAGACAAGCGGAGAGCTGCATCAGGTCTTGAGTGTTCCATTTAGGAGCTTGGTAGCCGTCACGCTTCATCCATGCAATCGCATAGGCACGGCGGTAGAAGCTCTGAACACGTTGGTTAATTCCATTATTGACGACAACATTTCGACTCGGATTAAGACTGAGGTAGTGGGTGAGGTTGTATTCGTCTTGAATTTCCTTGCCGATGAGTTGGCTTACGTTAGACAAAAAGAGGTCTTTACGTTTCATAAGGTTGTTCATAAGGATTGAGAAAGGCGAGAAGGTCAGCAAGCTATAAAGCTGGTCTTTCTCCTCTTTGTAAAGCTCCACCATTTCAAACAAGATGCTTACATAGGCAGGTTTTACGCCTCTTTTCGGAACCAGTGTGTTTTCGACAAACAGCTTGACAGCTTCAAAAACATTGCTGTATTGATGGGCTATAAACTTCTGTCCAAGGGTAGTTGTTCCGACTTGCCCCTCTGCCTTGGCTTTGTCGTAGGTTTGGCGTAGTTTCTGTTCACCAAAAGTCTTGTAACGTGCCTCCAGCTCTATTTCTTCAAAGTACAATGGGTGTTTTTCCATGATGTCTGTCTCCTTCTTTTCTTCAAACTTTGTTCGCTTTTAAAACGAACATAAGGCTATTATAACGAACGTACGTTTTGACACAAGGCCAATAAAAAGCCACCCTCAACTAATCGCGAGAATTAACACGAACTTATGTTTAGTTAAAGGCGGCTATTCGTTAGGTTTCAGACCATAAAACTTCCTGCTAGCTTGAGAAAAGTTTTTTCCAAGGGGCTAAAATAATAGCGAGTATTATTAAAATTATTAGGTTTTCTTTAAGTCTCCGTTTCATAGGGCAGTCTCTATAAGGCTGGAGATTGCATTAAAGCCTGTTGCTGTGACTCGAATTTGTGTTTTACGTGAACATCCTCCATAAAAACATCTGATTACTTAAAGTATTCCTTGGGAGCTTCTTTTGTTAACTCATAGGCACACTGGGCTTGCTTGGTTAACCAGTTGATACGCTTTAGGAAGCTAAATAGGTCTGTTGGTCTAACTCCATTCATTACAGCGACATCCGTTATGGTGTAGCTGTCCTCAGCGTTCATATATTTGTCGTAAATTTTAGCTTTTGGTTTCAGTTGGTTGATTTGATGGGCTTGGGCTTCTAGCTTTGCTTTTTGTTGGTCTATGACGTTATTTGCGACTAACATAGCTTTAGCTAGGAATACACTTGGTTCTTCTATGGCTTCCTTTGCAGTTTCAGGTGTGAGATACATTTTGTGCTTGCGGATCGCCGGAAGGACTTCCGAAGTTACCCATTCCTGAAATTGTTCAGCTTGCGGAAGTTTAGAGCGGAGCACAAGGCTATAGAAACCTGCTTCGTCAATAATTACTTGGTTAGGATTACCTCTTGTAATACCGTCACGAATCGTTACGGTATTCTTGTGGTTATCTTTTACATGGTCAGCTAATGCTTTCCGTGAATTGCTATACCCTAACTTTTCTGCAATCTCTTTTCCGACAAACCACGGCTCACCGTCCTTGGTGATAATTCTTACCTGTCCAAAGACTTCATTTTGGAATACTTGAATTTTGTTGGTGTTGTTCATAATAAAATCATTCCTCCTGTTATCTTTTTAGTCATTCTTTAGGTGCCAAAGTGGAACCCTTGGAGTTATCCTCCATAGTACCCACAAGTCAGCTTGTAGGCACTAGCAAGACAACGCTTTATAGCCCGAAGTTCCTTAAAGTCGTGTCCCAGTCAATCACTAGGCTCGCTAAGACAAGA